AAATCTCCACCTACACGTTTCGTGGTGTAAAACTGGATGTACGGCTTGGCGCTGAACGGGTCGCGCAAAGTCCGGATACCCTGACGATCGACGATCTGATAGCCCTCGCGGAAGTTGCCGAAGGCGATCGAGAACGAGTCAGCCGCGATGGCCGGCATGTCCTCTGCGCCGACGATCGGGAAGCCGAGCAAGTTGAACCCGAAGGGCGCCCGTGTGATGTCGGAGAAGTTCCGATCGATCACATAGTTGCCCTGTAGGTCCTTGAGCTTGCGTGCTTCCGCCTCGGTGGCCCTCGACATTACCCAGACAGCACCGTTACGGAACTGCGGCTTGAGCTTCGAGACAACATCGATCAGTTCATCCGCCGGCGATGTGGTGGCATCCGGCGCCGTTGTGTCGAAGCCCGCGGATTGGGTCGTGGGCACGTACTGTAGGACGCCCCAAGCCCGCGTTGCGTCGTCGGTCGTAACCGCGGCCCCGGAGTAATCCATGAAGCCACGCGGCTGATCGACGCCGTTGCCGGAAACGAAGGCGGTGTTTTCGGTGCGGGCCAGCTTGTCGGCGATCTTGTTCGCCAGCCACGTCTCGACGTTGAAGGCCGCATCATCGAGCAGCTTCTGAGTAATTCGCGGATTAGCGAACTGCTCGTGCAGCGTGATACGAACACGGCCGATCTGCGGCGTAGCAGTCTCAGCGCGCGAATCCTTCTCACCAACCCAGCCGCCGGACGTCGCATCGTTGACATCCGTCGGCCACTCGACTGCATCGACGCTCGTTGTCATGATGCCGGCGATGGATCGGATCGGAGAAGTCTCGAACAGTCGGGTGATGACCTGGGCTTGCATCTCGGGGTTCACCCAGTAGCCGCCGTCCGCCTCGACGCCAACCGATAGCGCCTTGCGATCGATACTCGGGCTGTTTTCGCCGGCCCGAATATATTTCTTGAACTCGCTGGCGTAGGCCGAGAACGTTTCGGTGTCTGCCTCGACGCCAGCATGCTTTGCGTTGCGGACGTTTTCCGGGTCTGCCCAGAATTGCTCCGCCGCCTTCTCGACCTTCTGTTGCTCCTTGTCGTCGCTGGCGTGACCGCCACGGCGCAAGATGGTTTCCAGATTGTCGATACGCCCCTTGGTTTCGGTGCGCTCGGCCTCGATGGCCTTGACCTCTTCGGCACGCGCCTCGGCGTCGGCCTTTACGGTCGCGTCGATCTTCTCCGAAATCTCGGTGATCGCCGCATTGGCCTTCTCGACCTTCTCGGCGGTGACTGTATCGGCAGACCCCAGATTCTTAATCTGCTTCTGCATCTCGTCATTCGAGGACTTGAAAGCCTCGAACGTGGTCGCTTGCTCTGCGAGCAAGGCTTTGATGTCCAGATCGGGCATCTCAGACTCCTGATATAAAAAAGCCGCCCATCTGGCGGCCGGGATTGGTTCGGTGTGGAAGCGGGATTACCGCGCCACGTCTTGGGTAATCTGTTGAAGCCGCGCAATCTGCGCAATCAGCATTTCACCCAGCCCATCCCCAGCGTCCCGCTTGGCAAGAAGGGCCTTAAAGCCATCGCTAATAATAGCTTTGGCTTGCGCTGAACTGAACCCAGCGTCCCGCGTGAGCATCAGTTCGAATTCTCTTTCGGTCGGCACGTCGCCGGCCTCGATCATATCCTTGACGGTTTGAATCCGCGCCTTCGGATTGGCGGGGAACGTGACGATCGAGACCTCAAGGAGATCGATCTTGTGCAGCGTCCTGACGCCGGACTCGCGGTCGAACTCGGAACCCTTCTCCGGGATCTGAAACCCGATCGACAGGGAGTCGAGCGCACCGGCGGCCATCAGGGCATGCGCCTTGTCAGCGGTGGGGACGGCCGATCCAACGAGAAGCTGGCCTTTGACCTTGAGCCCCTTGTCGTTCTCCTCCATCGCCGTATAGACGCCGATCGGCTCGTCGCCGCGATGCTGCCACAGCATCTTGACCTTGCCGGCCGGGCGCTTCTTGAGCGATGCCGAGAAGGCGCCGGGCGCGATGATGTCGCCGGTCAGATCGGTGTTGCCGAACGTCGATGCCAGGCCTGTGAAAGAGCCTTCCCCGTCGTCGTCGGCTTTGATCTCGGCCGCGAAGGTCAGTTCTTTGTTTGTCATGCTCAGTCCTCAATTACGGCCGCCCGGATGCAACGGCACGCGATTATTTCAGCCGCCGGCCCAGCCGGGTCACCCGGGTAGAGCAACGCTGCGCCGCCGACCTTGAACGGCTTGCCTTGGGCGCGTATCTGGCCGTCCGCCGCTCTGTGAGATTCGCGCACTCGTAGATCGGCGGCGGCGACCCACTCGCCCTTGATTGAAGGGATGTCCAGAACATCCAGGCTTTCCGTGGCCGCCGCCTGGCTGGCCGAATGCGTTTCCGTCCTGGCGATGACCAGGGACCGAGATCGTCCAATTACGCCGATACCGGTCTCGCGGATACGCTTGGCGATGGCCGCTACTCCCTCGCCATTCTCTATCCCGGCGTCGAGCGCGTGGACTATTTTCTCTTTCGTGGTGTCCGATATGGCCTTTACTTTTTCGGCGCCGAACTTGTCTATCCAGCGACGAATCCGTGCCGCGAATTCCGATTGATCGTCCTTGGCCTCAATACGAAGACCGGACGATTTTGCCGCATCGAAGATACGCTCGCCAAACACCGAAAACGTCCGGGTCCAGTGCGGCTTTAGGATCGCCGACACACGACTCGCGTGCGCGCCTACAACCCCCGCGGCCGCACGGCGCCCGCCGGATCGGTAGGCAGCGGCGGCGGCGTTCACTGTACGTCGCAACTCCGCGAACATTCGAACGCTTAGCGAAGCCTCCAGCGTGGCCCTAAGCCGTGCCTGCGCCTGCCACTCCCTTGCCCGTGCCGTTCGGCTTGGATTGCGGATGATCGCCATATGCCAGCCTCGCCTGCTCTTCGGCTTCTGATGCCGTCATGCCGCCCTTCGGAGGCGTTGTCTTGCCACGGGCCTCGTCTTCGTCCGGGTCGGGTGGCTCCGCGCCGAGCGGCAACATGGCGGCCGAGACCAGCACAACATCGCCGCCCTCGATTTCATCAAATCCGGCTTCCTTGCGTTTCTCGTTGAAGCTCAGGAAATCGACAGACTGGAGCATTGCGAACTTGCGCTCACGGCGCAGGGTCAGCGCCGGCACGTCATCGAGGTCGGGCTCTAGGCGCAGGTCGCCTCCGAATTTCGGCACCAGCCAATGGTTGAACTCATCGCAGATATGCCGAAGCAACGGGATGACGGTCTCTTCCCACAGCGAAAGACGCGCTTCCTGGTAATTCGAAAAAGTGCTGTCGCCCGGTATGCCGAGCAACTGCGGCGGCACGCCAAGGGCCTGGGCAATATCCCGCGCGGTCGTATGGCGCGAATTCAGAAAGTCCATGTCGCGGGGCGAGAGGCTGATCTGTTTCCATTCCAGCCCGCCTTCGAGCACCAGCGGCCGTCCAGCATTCTGGGCGCCAGCAAAACGCGATTCCAGATCGTCGCGCAATGCAAGGCGCTGGGCATCGCTCAGATTGGCGACCGACCCACCTGCGGCGCTGTTCATCACGCGCATTTGCAGGATGCCGCTAGGCCTGGCCTCGTTGTCGAGCAGCTTCATGTTCCAGCGACGCGAGGAATTGTGCGTATCGATCTCATATGCCGCGGCGGCCAGCGGGCTCATGCCGTACCAGTCGTCAAGCGGATTGAAGCGCTTGAGATGCAGGATAAGGCTTTTGCCGTTCACCGGGTCCACGGGCCAGCGGAAGTTCTTGCCGGAAACGCCGTACTCGTAGGCCTCCGGCATACCAACCGGGCCAGGCACCACCTTCATGCGGTCAGGCCTCTTGGTCCAAAGCTCGATGGGGGCGCCGCGATCCGGGCCGACCGCCTCCACGTAGCTGTTGCCGGCAATGAGGAAGAATGCCGCTAAGGCCTCGATGAACTCACTGCGGCCCTGCATAGGATTAGGTGAATCGAGCAGATCGAGCAGCGGATGATTCTCAATCTCGACCATCTCGCCGCGGTTTGTCCGAAAGAGCTTCCAGTTAACCGAAGCGGCCGAGCGGGCGACAACGTCGATCCCTCGGAAGGCAATGACGTTCTTGCGGTACGCCTCGTCGGCGAATTTCTCCGGCTTGTCGTTCGGCGACAGGGCTCGGCCGCTTGAACCGCCCGAGATCAGAACGCCGACGGCGCTGGCCTTTTGCTCCAGGCCGAGAAGGGCGCGCAGGTATCGGTTCACGACTACCAAACCATCGGGATTGATTTTGGCGCCGCCAGATGAGCGAAAGCCCGGCTTAGCGCGTCGCCCTGATCCATGTATTCTGAATTCGGAAACATACCTATCTCCTCCAGGAACGGGCCGTTCCAAGCGCCGCGCACGATTTTCACGTTACCCGCCTCCGCCTGGGCCGAAACGGGCTCGGCGCGGATTGCTTTGTCACCTCTCTCTGGCGAGGTGTGCACCCGGTACCCGGCGAGCTGCCCAACCAGGTACTGAGCCTGAAACTTGCCGGCCTGGCTTGGATCCTGGGGAATGCTGATATACGTCTCGGGGCCGTCCTGGCTGGCCGTGCTGGCAATAGTCCGCTCGACTTCGCCGGCCGAGCCACGAAAACGGACAACGTCGTCGATATAGAAAACGCCGTTCGATGCTCTGCCCAGCTTCAAGCCGACGGTCCAGGCGGCCCGATTGGATTTTGTGGCCGCCAGGTCCCAGCCGCGGCACCATGTCAAATCGGCTGGCGCCGCCGGCACGATCTCGAACCAGGCGCGCTTGAACATGCCGCCTTCTCTGGGCGCCGGCCGTTGCTGGAATTGACCAGCGATCGCATAGGTGCCCATGGGGATCTTGTCACGCTCGACCACCTCGCGCGAGAACCGCTCCGGGAATAGCAAGTCGCCATCGACTGTACGCGGGTCACGGAAGCCGATCGATGTCTCGCAACACCGCTCCGCCTCGAATTCCATTGGTAGCATCAGGTGCTCATAGCCCAACTTGAGCGCCTTGATCTGGCCCGACACGTCGTTGGCGTGCAGGCGCTGCATGATCACGACGATGGCCGACTTCTCCGGGTCGTTGAGCCGGGTCGGCACCGATTCGCGGAAGATGCGCGTTGTACGGTCCCGCTCGGCCTCCGATTCCGCGGTCTCTGTCGAATGCGGGTCATCGATGATCACCCGATCGCCGCGGCCGCCGGTCAGCCTCTGGAAGGGCACGCCCTCGCGGAAACCAAGCGCCGTATTGGCAAAGCTCAGTTCCGCCACACGGGTCAGGGAAACCTGTTCGCCCCAAAGCCGCTGATACCACTCGCTCGATATCAAGTCTCGCATACGGCGGCTGTCGCGCTTGACGTAATGCTCGGCGTAGGACGTCGCGAGGTAGCGCAGGTCTGGCCGACCCATCGGACCCCATTCCCATGCGGGCCAGAATACGCTGACCGCCAAGGATTTCATGGTGCCTGGCGGCACGTTAATCAGCAGCCGATTGATCCGCCCGGCGGTGACCGCTTCAAGGTGGTCGCAGATCGCGTCGATATGCCAGCCGTGGATATACGGATTTGTCGGCTCCATCACGTGCCAGGCTTCACGAATGAACCCGGACAGGCTCTGGCAGCGGGCGCGGATTTCCGCGGCGGTTTGGTTGCGGGCTGTGTACTCGCGCTCTAAGGCGGTGCGCGCTTGTTCGGCGGCGCGGCGGGCTTGCTCAGCCCTTATCGAGCCCAGGGGCGGAAGTTTTGCTGACGAGATCCTCAAGAGCATCTAGCTCCGAATCATTTAACTTCGACAAATCGAAGGTGTGCTCGTACTTGTTCGTCTCGCTCCATCCCAT